AGCGGATCAAAGCGGCCCAGCTGGACGAACGTGCCCTGACGGTGGCCCGCCGACAAACCCAACTGGCCGACCTGCGCAACAAGAAGAAGAAGGGCGAGGACCTGCAGGGCCGGGTGGAGAACACCCTGGTTTCCGGCGCCTTCCCACTGCTGTTCGGTGCCGGCCCTCTGGCCACCATCGGCGGCTTTGCCGGTGGGGCGCTGGGTGGCAAGAACCCAATGATTGGGGTCTTCACCAGCGCCATTGGCCAGATCCTGGACACTTACGCCAAGTCCCTGACGGACTTGGCCAGCTCGCTGAAGTCGCCGACTGACGCGCTGGCAGCCATGGAGGCTGCTGGGCTAAAGGTGAGCGACAGTTTGCGCTACACCGTCGAACAACTCAGCGCGTCAGGTCGCGGCTACGAGGCCCAGGCCAGAGTTATTGCAGAGCTAAACCGCCGTCTCGGTACTGACACCACGCAGTCGCTCTTCGCCCTCTACGCCGAACAGAAGAAGCTAACCGCGCAATGGGATCAAGCTGTAGCAGCACTGCAATCCGAGGTGATCCCTGCCGTCACAGGCGCAGTGACGATTCTGAATATCTTTGCTGGTGCGCTTAGAGAGCTGGCCAAAGTCCGCCCGCCCAAGTGGATGACGGACTTCTTGTTGTCGTCCACGTCCAAAGCACTGACAGGTGTTGACCTTCCTGGCGTATTCCGAGGCTTGCAAGGACTGGGCATTAACGCAGGCAAAGGTGCCCAGCCACCAGCTCTCGACCTGAAAGGCCAAGAGGCAGAGATCGACCGGCGGGTGCAGTCCGCTGCGCAGGAGCGCCAGTTGCGCCAGCAGGGCATCGACCTGGAGCGCAGCGCTGTGGACCTGCGACTCAACGCTGAAGAGGCGGTCTACGGACTGCGGCGCAAGGCCGCCGACATTGAGCGCAGCTCCATCGAACTGCGCCAGAGCATCGAAGACGCGATCTTCTCCAAGCGACAGGAGCTTGCCAGGGCTGAAAGCGACAACCTGCGCCGTCAGGCTCAGCTCAGCATTGAACGCCTGGACCTGAGCCTCTCTCAGATTGGCAAGGGCGACCCCACCAGCAAGTTTGAGGGCAGCCAACTGGTCACGGACGGCACCAAGTTCCGCCTCGATGTCTCCAAGAAGTCAGCCGACCTGCAGCTCCAGGCCAGCGACTACCAGCGCGACGTTGCCAAGACGTACCTGCAGCTGACCCGCTCGGCTGAGGACTACAAGGTGAAGGTAGCGGAGTACCAGTACGCCATGGCGCAGCGCACCTACGAGCTGGCCAAGCAGACTGGCGACCTCCAGCAGGTCCAGGCCGCAGCCACGCCACTCACCAGCGGAGGTGGGGGTGCTCCGATGACCGCCGGCGGCTACATCGACAAGGAAGTGTTGCGTAAGTGGCTGATCAGCCAAGGCATGGGGCGCACCAGCGGCGACTTCACAAACGCCGGGCATAGAACGCCCAACCACATGCTCAACGCGATGGACATGGGCTTCACAGCCCCGCAGTACGACCGCAACTACGTCCAGAAGACCATTGAAATGGAGCGGAAGCTCCGTGCAACGGGGGCGTTCGGCAACCAGCTGTTCGGTCCCGAGCGCGACCCCCGTGGCCACGCCACCCACCTCCATGTCCCCACGCCTGGCGGGAAGGTGCCCCTGACACCGGGACTGGCTGCCCTGATGGGCGGCAAGACCGCAGCCACCACCCAGATGTCGCCGCTGTTCCAGCGGCCTGGGGCGTCTACTGCGCCAGTGCCGGTGGTGGTGACTGGTGCCACGGGTGCCACCGCAGCTACTGCACCTACTGCACCCACAGCTCCAGGCATCCCAGCGCTGCCGGCGGCTCCCAAGCTGGCGGACATCAGCGGCGTACTCAACGTTTACACCGCCCTGGTGGATAAATCCAAGTCCATCGAGATCAGCTCAATGGAGCTGGTCAAGCGCTGGAAAGAACTGGGCGACCAGAAGGCCGCTGTAGAACTGCAACAGCGCTTTGACGAGGTGCTGCGCAAGGCGCTCGGTCCGATGAACGAAATCGTCGAGGACCAGAAGAACTCGGCGGCCTACCAGCGGGAGTACGGAGCCTTGCTGGCGGACGGAGTGTTGCCTGCCCTAGCCGAGCAGCTGGCCAAGATCAAGCAGACCTACACCCAAGCCAAGGAGCTTCTCGACTACGAGGTGCTCAGCGTCGAGGCCGCCATTGCCGAAGCC